ACATTAATGACAGCCGTTCTGGGTACAACAGACACTGCATCTGGTGCAGTTTCTGGCGGTGGGGTATTGACTATTGAAGAAGATTCCTTGCTCGACCATATTGCAAGTTACACACTTTTACCAGATATAGTTTTTGACACATATAAACTTACAGTTTCTGCAAGCGCATATTGGGAAGACCAACTTCCATTAACATATTTTGCAGAATCAGTTATTGACAAAAGAGGGGATCAGTATTTTGATCTTGATTTTATTCAGTTTAACATTGACTATCCTATACCTTCAAAGACAGTCTCAGTAGAAACAAAGCCAGAGAGTTGGAGTTATGCAGAGTTAGAAAATCAATATGGTCTTCCAGTTCAAAGAACTTATGAGTCATTGGACAATTACCTATTTACTGGATACAACGACTATGAAGATTTAAAAAATAAAATATCAAAAGACTATTTTTATGACACAGATGGGGCAATCGTAAAAACATATGTGACCTTTCAATACACAAAGTTAGGTGCAAATCAAACATATTATTATTTTACAAAAACAGAAAGGCCATCAAGGAATGGAGTACTTGTTCCTGGATCTGACTGGATGACAACAAAATATGAAGTTGTAGACAATATGATTATATATCCTCCATCAGGGGTAGACTTTAATGATTTGTCAATTGTTACACACATAGAAATAAATGCTAAAAATTCAGAAACAAACAATATTTCAGTTAAGAAACTTTCGTATGTATCTCAAGCATTAAATGAATCTAACGCAAGTCCTATTGGGACAAGATTTGGAACATCTGTATACCCATATACTAAAACTGGAATTTACTACGACTTTAAAAGAAACAACCCTTTTGCAATTTACACTGGCTCATCCCCATATCTCTATTTAACTAAGAATAGCGGAATACAATTAAAAGGAAAGTATGATCCCTTGGTAAATAGAGGGCTAATGATTCCAGTAAATCAAAGTAGGGCTGAAGGCTTTAAGGTTATAGCAATGCAAATGGCTGTTCGATTTGATGGAGACTATTTCCCTTATTCTCCAACTCAAATATTTGAGATAGAAAGCAAAGACTCTTACATAAAGTTCTACATGGTAGCCAGTGATCCTTCTGGAAGAAGAGCAAAGATATATGCCATAGATGCAAAAACAGGACTTATTCAAAATGGAATTGGGTTTTACTGGAATGGCAATGTAGTAAAAGAGCCAGTAATAACTCTTCAAGAGTGGGGATTCCTAGGAATTAATTTTTCAAGCAGTTTGAATTTTTCATTTTTTGAAGGGGCAGTGAGATTAACTGGACCATTGCTATTCAACAGCATATCTTACTACCAGTCTACCAACCTGCAAGAAGTTCAAAATATAGCAGAAAGACCATGGTTTAGAGTAAAAGTATTAGATTCAGAGCGTCTTAACTGGAGATTTTGGAATATTCCTTCCTTTAACTGGAACAAGGTTCTTGTGTTGTCAGAAACCAGTTATTATGGAGTCAACCCTTCGGATATTTACAAGAGTTATACAGGAACAAACAAGATAATTATAGACGATGATAGACCAGTTCAGTTTGGAGAATACTCATATACTCTGTTTACAGAAGCAAATTGGGATCAGTTCGTACAAGATCCAGTATGATATGGTATACTTGTGGTTATGGATTCACTAATAGACCCAAAAACTGGTCAACCAATTGTAAAGAATGTAAGACGCCAAGTCATTGAAAAGAACTATGACTGGGGCCTTTATGTGTATAAGAAGGCAAATGGTAAATGGTTTACAGATGGAAACGGTTCTGTACTAAATATACCTTCAGATAAAAACGACTTTACTAGAATGGCAGAACTAAAAAAGACTGCAATGCATTACGGAGATCCAGGAGATGGTACATGCATATTTGTTCCAGGGCTAACAAGAGTTTCAGAAGAAGAGTATTCTGAGCAGGTAGACAGGCTAAATGCTGGCTTGATTCCATCCCTTAATGATCTTGGAGCAGTTCAGGCAGCAAAAGATACAATTGCTAAATACGGAGATGAGGATTAATTATGGAAGATAACGATTACGAAATCCACGCAAGAATTGATGATGCAATAAAGAAAGATGATACATTTTCAAAATCAGATCCATTTAACGGTAATTGGGATTCATTAAAATCTCTTGATGGGCTAGAGGCAAATTTCAAAAGACGCATAAGCAGATCTTCAACAAAGATGGTTGAGCCAACTACTCAGTATACAACTGCAGCACTTGCTGGAAAAAGCGGTATTGATGGAGCACAATCAAAAGAGATAAACCCAGGATTAGTATATGTAAACGGCTATGGAATGTTTGATGTTATTACACCACCGTGGAACCTTTACGAATTAGCAAACTATTACGACACCTCATTTGCAAACCATGCAGCAATTGATGCTAAGGTAGAAAACATTGTAGGTCTTGGATATGAGTTTAAGGTTTCTCAAAGAACAATGATGAGGCTTGAGTCATCAGAAGATAACAGTGCAACACAGAAAGCAAGAAAGAGAATTGAAAGAACGAAGATTGAGGCAAGAGACTGGCTAGAGTCACTTAATGACGATGACTCATTTACTGCAACAATGGAAAAGGTTTACACAGACTTACAGTCAACTGGAAATGGCTATCTAGAAATTGGTAGAACTACTCGTGGAGAAATTGGTTATGTAGGACACATACCTTCAACAACAATGCGAGTGCGAAGAATCAAAGATGGCTACGTTCAGATTATTGGAAACAAAATCGTTTACTTCCGTAACTTTGGAGCAAAGAACCAAAACCCACTAACAACAGATGCAAGACCAAACGAGATTATTCACTTCAAACAATACTCACCTCTCAACACCTTCTACGGAGTGCCAGACATTATGTCGGCTATTAATTCATTACACGGAGACTCGCTTGCTTCACAATACAATATCGATTACTTTGCAAACAAGGCAGTACCACGTTATGTTGTAACGTTGAAGGGTGCAAAACTTTCTGGAGATGCAGAAGATAAGATGTTTCGATTCTTACAGACAAATCTCAGAGGGCAGTCACACAGAACGCTATATATTCCACTTCCAGGTGATAGCGAAAACAACAAAGTTGAATTTAAAATGGAGCCCATCGAAGACGGTATACAGGACGGCTCATTTAAAGAGTATCGTAAACAAAACCGTGATGACATCCTAGTAGCACATCAAGTGCCACTGTCTAAACTTGGAGGTGGCGATTCTGGATCTATTGCAGCAGCACTTGCACAGGATCGCACCTTTAAGGAGCAGGTTGCAAGACCAGCACAAAGACAACTTGAAAAAATGATCAATAAGATTATTCGTGAAAAAACAGACATCATTGAATTTGCATTTAATGAACTAACCCTTACAGATGAAATTGCTCAGTCTCAAATTCTTGAAAGATATGTAAAGAATCAGATCATGACTCCTAACGAGGCTAGAGTTGTTTTAGATATGCCACAGCGAGATGGTGGAGATGAAGTACTAGATCTTAAGCCAGAGGCTGCAGCAGAAGCAACCACAACAAGAGCAAGAGATGCAGAACGCATAAACAACAATTCGGACAGTTCCTCAACCGTATCGGGAAGAAACCCAAAGGGCGAGGGAAGAAAGTTTGACGAATAGTCCAATTTGTCCACATTGTGATATAGTTGCAAAAAGGGGTATATAATATAATGGTGAGTAATATATCTAAGGCCCATTGGAATTCTGATGGGGATAATCTGCGTCTTTCAATGCCTTTTAGTAAGGTAGACAAAGAGCGACGAATCGTATCTGGATTTGCATCCTTAGACAATCTTGACAAGCAAGATGATATTGTAACAGCAGAAGCATCAATGGAGGCATTTGCAAAATTCCGAGGGAACATTAGAGAAATGCATCAGCCACTAGCAGTAGGCAAGATGGTAAACTTTAAAGCAGAAAAGTATTTTGATCCAGACTCAAAGAAGTTTTATAACGGAGTCTTTGTATCAGCATATGTTTCAAAGGGTGCACAAGATACTTGGGAAAAAGTTTTAGACGGAACCCTTGCTGGTTTTTCTATTGGCGGAAGAATGAACAAGTGGGATGATGGGTTTGACGAGAAGTCAGACAAGGCAATTAGAATTATTAAGCAATACGATTTGATTGAGTTGAGTCTTGTAGATTCCCCAGCAAATCAGTTTGCAAATATTGTATCTGTTGAGAAGGTTAACGGAGTGGACATTATTAAGGCTGATGAAACAGTTTTAGAAAATGTTTTTTATGATAAGGAATCAGGAATTGTAATGGTTTCAGAAAATGAATCAGAGGTAAGTCCAACTACTGGTGAACAAATGGCAAATATAGGTTTCGTTGAAAAAACGGATAATGAAAAGACAGACATGATAAAATTCTTAGTTGATAGTGCTAAAGGCATTAATACTTCTAAGATTAACAAGGAGGTACAACCTATGACAAAATCAAAAACACAAGTTGAAAAGACAAATGTAGTTGAAGACGTTGTGGTCGCTCCAGAGGCAGTTGCAGAAGTTACTGAAGAAATTGCCAAGGCAGAAGAGGTTGAAGCAACAGAAGTTGCTAAGACTGATGATGTTGTAGCAGAAGAGATTGTCAAGGCAGAAGATGCTCCAGCAGTCGAATTAGTAGTTGAAGCAGTTGTAGAAGTATCTAAGTCAGAAGAGGTAATTGCAGATGCAGTTACTGAAATGAAAAATACTCTAGAATCAGCCTTTAGCGATCTAGTGTCAACAGTAAAGTCTTTGCAAGCAGAAGTAGAACTTCTTAAGTCTTCAAAGGTAGATGTTGATACAGCAAAAAGTTCATTCGAAGCAGTTGCAAAAGATATTGCAACAGTTTCAAGTGAATTTAATGAATTTGGAAAACGAGTAGACGCTGTGGAAGCAGACACCGCATTCCGAAAGTCTGGAGATATCGGCGATATCTTTCAGAATCAACCTGAAACGGTTGAAAAATCCCTATGGGGCGGTAGTTTCCTCAAAACAGCCGATCTATTCAAATGAAAAAATCACTAGGAGGTGACAATATGTCAGAAGAAATAATCAAAAACCAGCCAGGCGAGAGTGCAAATCTAGGAGGAACAACTCCAGGTCTGTACCAAGGCCAAGGTGCTTTCGCATCAGGTGGAATTGGTGGAGTATCAAACCCAGGAGCAGACACACTGGGCAACATTCCAACAGCAACACTAGGATCTACAAGCGGAGCAAACGCTGTTAACCCTAGTGGTTCAGCCGCTTCTGGAATTTTGCGCCCCGAGCAGGCACGTCGTTTTATCGACTATGTTTGGGATGCAACAGTATTAGCAAAGGATGGCCGTCGTGTAACAATGAAGGCTAATTCAATGGAACTTGAGAAGGTAAACGTCGGTGAGCGTGTAATCAGAGCAGCAGCGCAAGCAGTTGGTAACTACACAAACACAGGTGCAACATTCTCTAAGGTCGAACTTACTACCAAGAAGATTCGTCTTGATTGGGAAGTAACAGCAGAATCATTGGAAGATGGTGTAGAAGGTGACGCTCTAGAAGATCACTTAGTACGCTTGATGACCAACGCATTCGCAAATGATATCGAAGATCTCGCTATCAATGGTGATGGTGCAACAGGATCATTCTTGTCAATCATGCCAGGCTTTATCAACAAGGTAAAGACAAACGGAGATGCACATGAGTCAGTAGTAACCGTAGCAGATAATGCTTGGACACCTGATGTAATGCAAGGCATCATCAATGCAATGCCACGTAAGTACCGTGCACTTAAGAACAATCTTAAGTTCTACGCAGGTACAGATGCATTCGGCGGAATCGTTAAGAATAACGGTACACTCGCTGATGCAGTTGCAGAAGCATTCTCAGGCCAGATGCCAGGATCAACCCAGGCAAACCGCCAATCATACCTTGATGGTATCGGACAGACATTCGGTGGAGCACGTACAACTCGTGTTCTCGGAATTGAAGTTCAGGAAGTTCCTTACTACCCAGCAGACTATATCGATTTGACATTCCCTGCAAACCGTGTATGGGGATTCCAAAGAGACATCACTGTAAACCGTGAGTACGTAGCGAAGAAGGATACAATTGAATACACTGTATTCGTTCGCTTCGGAATCAACTGGGAAGAAGAGGATGCAATTGCATTCGCTGACGCTGCTTCAGATGCATAATCTGTAAACAGTACCTTTAATGGGGGGCGGGAGTTCACTCTCCTGTCCCCCTTAATACTTTAATGATATAATACAAACAAGGAGGATACAAATGGAAAATAATAACCCGTTTTCAGAATACAAAGCAAAGATGCAAGAGAACCTTGATCAGCCAGTAGTTGAGACAGTAGTAGAGCCAGTTGTAGAGCCAGTAGTTGAACCAGTAGTTGAGGTAGCAGTCGAATCAGCAGTTGTCGAAGCACCAGCAGCAGAAGAGCCAGTTCAGTCACTAGGATTTACAGATACAGGTGCTATCGGATCAATGGCAGCAGATGGTCCAAAGAGAGATATTAAGCCAGCACAAGGCCTTGGAGACAAGGTTGCCCTATACTCAACAAAGAACGTTCGTTGGGAAGAGGCAAATGGAGCAGTTTATAGAGGCGTTAATATTGTAACAAAAGACCAAGCAGATAAGTGGCTAACTCGTTCACATGTTCGCATTGCAACACCCGAAGAAGTCCAAAAGAGTTTAGGGTAATTAAAGATGGAAATATTGAGAGTTTCGCCATATGCAGATATATCTGTTGATTTTGTAGTTCCTACGGGAATAACATCATCACCTATAACTGTTACCATAACGGATATGGCGGATCTTTCAGTATCAACATTAAACTTTTTAAATAAATCAGCAGGAAATATTCTTGATATAACTTTACCAGGAAACTACGATTCCTCTTATAGAGTCGAAATTGTTAAAAATCTT